TTGAGCCATACGGTACTCTTGGAAATTTATCCTTCATAACCAACTTTCCTTTTTTAGTAAGCTAAATTTAGAGTAACAATTTGGTTAATTGTCATCAAAATACTCTTTAATTTTTTTAACAGAATTTAAATTTTTACCAGATTTAAAAATATGAATAGTCTTAGCAGCACTATCACCTTCGCCACCAGAATGAATCATCACTAACGTTTTAGTTTTTTCATTATATCCAGTACCTGTTGCGTAATCGTTAGTGGTTTCAAGTAAGTGAGAAGTGTAATCGTAATGGTCAATAGATGCTAAAGAATTGTTTCCAGATTTTTCCCTCATTGAATTACGTCTATTACAGAACATACGTCTAGGTCTATAACCTTCAGGAAGAACCTGATTTAATTTTGTCCAACCTACTGTATATTCAAAAGAAGAAGTTATTTGGTGGTAACTTTGCCAAGAACAGTGTCCATTTCTTGAAGCGGTATAGTAAAAAGCGTGAGGATACTGGTCAATTTGGTATATACTTTTACAATAATTAACATAAGAAGTGTAAGATTCAGTAGTATGATTTGAATTAAAATCAGTACCGTGGTCACTCATAGAATAAGCGTGACTAGCATCTCCCATTATCCCATATCTATAATTTGATGTAGTACCTGTAGCTCCACCCCAAGGTGACCCTACGTTTTTAAAACCAGAATCAAAAATTCTAAAATTAGTATTATGATTACCGCCACTTTCTTGTCCCCATAAACCAAATAGTGGTAACCCTTCTTTTCTTGGGTCTGTCTGTCCCCCCAAATATGATGATAAATTAGCCATTAATGTTTTTTCCTTTTATACTATTTATAATATTTATATTAAATAATTACGCTACTTCTATTATTTTCCAACCATTAGTATCACCAGTAAAGACAAGACCAAATCCAGCGTGATCCGTATTAACTGTCATATCTTCTGCTAAATTCATAATATCTTTACCATTTCTATCAATAGTTAAATCATTTGATGAAAAAGTTCCTGATAAATCTTGAAATCTAATAACATCTCCTACTAATGGAGTTGTTGGTAAAGTAGCTGTTATAGCACCACTAGTTGTATCTACCAAAACTCTATCGTTAGCAGCTACGTTAAAATCTGCTGTTTCTGTAGTCCAAGGATTACCTGGACCTAGCGGCATCCAAGCCGCCCCACTATAACCTTCAAAACCTGTTACAGATGTATTAAATCTTACTCCACCACTTGATGGTGTACCTGGTCTTTGAGCTGTTGTTCCTACAGGTGTTTGAAAATGACCTGTGGCAGTTGTAGCATCCCAGCTGATATCTGTTCCATCAGATTTTAAATAAGAGCCTGAAGCCCCAAGTGCTAATCGGTTTGTTTGTGAAGAGGTACGAATTATAATATCACCTCTAACATTTAATACAGCAGCTGAATCTCCTTGTGATAATACATCCCATTTAGTAACGTCTGTTCCTGGAGTAACACCTACAACTCTATCTTGAAGCATTACATAAGCAGTTGCAGTATAACTAACAACATCACCTATTAGGTAAGTTGTACTAGCATTATAAGTGCCTTCGTAATTAAAACCTTCAAGGTTTAATGTCCAATGAGATGAATTAGTAGTTCCGTTTGTATTTGCTGGATATTCGTTAGTATTATTTGATTGAGATACATAATTATTTCCACCATATTGAACAGTATCTCCAGTCTTATATGCTGTTCCGTGTGAATATTTTCCTAATGCTTTGAAACCTGTTGTTATAACATCCCAATAAGTATTGTCTGTTGGTGTATTACCAGCTGACGCTGTAACATTAATATAAACATAAGTGTAACCACCGTAGGTTACTACATCACCATTTTGGTAAGTTGTTCCAGCGTTATAACTATCTTCCCATTGTAAACCTTCAGAATATACATTAAATTTTGTTTCGTCAAATGTAGCTGTTGATGTATGTTCTGTTATAGTTTTATATTGATATGAACCATACTTAACAACATCATTTAATTTATATAATGTTGAAGCTACCCAATCCCCTAAAAAATCTAAACCATCTGTGTATAATTCAAAATTACTTTGATTTAAACCACCAGATGAAGCGGATGTGTGAGCTATAGTAGTACGATATTGTCTACCACCATATTTGACAATATCATTTACTTTATAAACAGTATCAAATCCCCAAGCATCTTTAAAATAAAGACCTTCCGTATGTAACTGCCACTTAACAGCTGTTAAATCTGTAGCAAAACCTGCATTTGTTGCTTGTGATGTATGGTTCTCTACACAAACATAAACATTACCACCATACTTAGCAATATCGTCTATAGTATAAGCAGTGCTTACAACCCAATCACCTCTCCATTTAAATTTAAGTCTACCTAATTTGAAATCTGCCATTTGTTAATCCGTTTTATTATATTTATATTCCATCTTGATAAGTTGTTGAATTTACACTCGCCGTTGTACTTTCAAAAGAGAGGAAATCATCACTTGTTGGATCTTGATTAGCTGCTTGATTTACTCTTTTTACCAACTCCCCAATACTATTTATAAGATAAGTAGTTGTGGTATTTTTATCAAATATAAATTGTTGATAGGCGTCTGAATCATTATTTAAATATCTTTTATTCAACTGTGCTATCTGTATAGCTTTTCCATCCAAAGGAGCAAACGTAAAAGTTACTATTGTTCCAGATACCGTATAATCTATATTTCCATCTTTTCTTACATCATCAATAGACACATATAATCTATGTCCAAAAGTACCCATATTTACGTTTAATGTGAAAGTTGTTGTAGAACCATCACCAATAAATTCGTGACAATTAAAGAATTCTAGTCTTTCTTCCACATAATCTGTACCATCTTTTGGTACTATATCTGATTTTCCTTCTTCTTCAAATGTTGAAAATCCAACTGTACCACCTTCATTAGGGTTAACAGTTGTCAAATAAAGCATACCTTCTTTTGTTCTACGAAGACCATTAAATATTTGTTCTTGTGGATTTATATTATGAGTAATTGTAATTGCCATTAAGTTATCTCCAGTACACTAGCATATACTTCTATATCAGTTGTTGACGAATCTGGTAATGGGTGTGCCACTACTCTTAATATATCATTTGATTCTAAATTTATAGGCTTATCTAAAACTAAAGTATTATTAGGTGGTATTTGTGCTTTGTTAGTAATATATCTAAATGTTGTTCCACCATCTACTGTAACTTTTACATCTACATAACCATTATTAGCATTTGACTTATTAGTTATATATACTGCGTGAATAACTGCTGTCTGTGCCCCACCAGCTGTATATAAATTTGCAGCCGAAGTATCAGCAAGTCCAACTGCCATACCTGCATTTTTAAATGTACTCGCCATTCTATCCTCCGAAAACTATTCCATATGCTAAGGCGTCACCATCACTAGCAAGAGCATCTCCACCTACTGAACCATCTTTTGTTAAATTACCAGTTGTTATAGCTGTTCCTGTTACGTCAGGTAAAGATATTGTTCTATCTCCTGTTGGTTCTAATACTGTTAATTCAGTTTCAAATGCATTTGCTATATCTCCTTCAAATATAAATTGTGACCCATTCATAGTAATATCTTTATCAGTTATAGCAGCATTATTTGTAACTTCTTGTAATGTTATTCCACCTACACCACCAATTTCTTTAATATTACCTACACTTGTTTTTGAATAAAATTTACCATCGTGTATGTTCATAGCTAATTCTCCAACTTCTATAACACCTAGTGTTGGAATACGTGTTGCTACTTCTGTACGTAATGGTTTAATTCGTGTTGTCATTATTTTCTTCTATTTAATTTAGCTTTAAATTTAATTTTATTAATTAATTTTGTCTTTGTTAATCTTCTATCTAATTCTATTCCTATTTTTCTTCCAATTTTTTCTAATTCTTTTTTAGTTTTGTCTTTTAAATCTCTAACAACAATTGTTTTTACTTTCTTCTCTTCTACTATAAATGAATCTAAAAACTTATTCCAAGATTTACTAATCCATTCAAACATTAGAAAGTTCCACCATCTACTGTAGTAACTTCAACATCACCAGAGGTAACTGTAAAGTTATCAGTAGAAAAAGACGCAACTCCTATGTTTGATGTACTTGCTAATTCACCAACAATTTGTAATTTATTACCAGTAGCAACAGTATTAATTCCTTCACCTGCTATAAATTCTAAAACACCACCAACTCTTACGGATCCTTGTGTTGAAGTTTCGTCTGCAAAATATAAAGGATCAGCAAGTTTATCACTTGCAATTGAACCTGCTAACATAGTATTTGTTATACCTAATGCCTTAACTCTTAATGCGTCACCTGAAACTTCAACTGAAGCATTATCAACTTCTACATCTATTGTATTGCCGTCTTTTGATAAAGCGGCACCTGCAGTAATTTGACCTGCACCAGAAAATTGTGCTACATCTAAATCAGTTGTTCCAAATGTTGGAGCTCCTGTATGTGTAAATGTGTATCCATTGTTTTCACCAACAGTACCTTCTTCTACAAATACGAATGCACCACCACTTAATTCAGATGGTTGGTCTTCTGGAGTTGCTCTTGTTAATACAAAATCAGTTGATCCATCACCAACAGTTGTAACTACATAAATTCCATTTTCGGTTGCGTCTGTTTGGTCTTTAACTAAAACTCTATCGTTAACACTTAATGCTATATCGTCAATTGATATTGCACCGTTAATATTTGCTGTTAATGTTGCACCTACACCTAATGTTCCATTATTATAAGTTGCTGATAAATCAGCAGTTGTTCCAACTCTACAAGATGGTTTAGTATCTAAACCTTGAGCAACTTGGTCAACATATGCTTTATTTGCAAGAGATTGAGTTTGAAATCCTGCTCTATCTTCATATCCACTAGGAACAATTATTGAACCTGTTCCGTGTGGTGAAATATTAATATTTTTATTTGCGGATGTAGTTGTAAATGATTGACCGTCAATTGTAATGTCATCAATTACTAAAGAAGTTAATCCAGCTAAATCTGTTTCTGTAGCACCTAAAGTTAAAGTAGAGGATCCTAATGTTGTTTGAGGATTTGCTAAATTTCCGTTTGCAATAGCGGCAGTACCAGATAAATTTGAATCTGTTAATCCTGTTGCATTTATAGTTACCGTATTATCAGTAACTACTGCTTCCATACCAGAACCACCAGCAAATGTTAATGTTTCACTTGTATTATAAACGTCTGTTCCAGTATCACCTGCTAAATCTAAAGCTTGGTCAACAACTGCAAATGCTAAATTACCAGAACCGTCAGTTTTTATAAATTCACCAGCAGAACCATCACCATCAGGTAATGTAAATGTAGTTGTAGAAGTTACACTATTTGGTGCTTTAAGTCCAATATGTCCTGCACCATTATTTGTGCCTTCATTAAATTTAATTGTTCCACCAACTGTAGTAGAACTACCTAAAATTATTTCATCTATTGCTTTATTTGAATCAACTATTAATGCTCCATTTGCTGTTAACTCTCCTGGAACGTGATCCAACATATCAGCAAAATATTGTCCGCCGATAACTGTTATATTATTTGCGTCACCATTACCATCTACACCACCTTCACCAATGAATAATCTATCTCCTAGATTACCTTGTGTTCCTGTTCCATAAGTTAAAGCTAATTCACCTAATTTTAATGTTGCTGGTGCTGAAGTACTTGATGACCGTTTTATCTGTATTACTGTTGCCATATGCTATTTAAAAACTCCCACAATTAAATAATAGTGTTCCAGTTGTAGTAACTACTTCCGTTCTAGTTACAAATTTACCATCACTTGACCTATATTGAATCATTGCGCCATCATCTAAATTTGTTGTGTCAACATCACCAAGGCGGGAAAATCTTAATTCTGAATTTTGTACAGCTACAGTTGATGGTATGGTTACTGAAACCTTTTGTGGACCAGATTGTGTATCTACATTAATTTTTGCTGTAATATCAGGCATTACTTCTCTCCCTTTATTTATATATTTATAACAAAAATGAGTTTGATTATAACGTTACTTGCGGTCGGACTGTAATTATTCCTTCAATAACTCTAGTTACAGCAGCACCAGATGTAATTTCAAGGTCATAGACATATCTCTCAGCGTCTAAAGCGGATGTTTCAGTTGCTGTTAGTGAGAGAGTAACTACTCCTGTGGTAGCGTCTGTCGCTATTGAAGTAGTCATATTTGTTCTTGTTCTAGTGGACGCAAAGCCTTTAGACAGCTTGGCAACAGCCGTATAACCTGTAAGGTTAAAAGCATTGTCTTGAGCGTCTTTTACAGTTACGTCTGAACTGAAAGTTGCCCCTTGGTCTATAGTTAAATTAGCTATTGCGGCCATCTATTTTTTATCTGTAATTTTGTTTGTTTCTGGTACTTCTTTTTTAATCAACTCTATAATCTTCTCGTTATAAAATTTAGTTAAAACATCTATTTTCTCAATTTCAATAGTATGTCTAGTCTTGCTTACTTGTATCTCTTGTCTTACTGCTAGATAATTCTGTAATTCAGGACTAAGCGTTTTCTCATCATACTGCTTTCCATCAATTGTTATAGCCATAGTTTATCTCCATTTTTAAATTCATACTACTATTTATACGTTAATTACTCATCTATTTTCTTATTTCCTACTAAATGAATTCTATCCTTCCAAGAAGCATTAACAGCAGTATGTTTTAGAGTCGTATCAATTATATACCAATTACCATCTGCTGGATATCTTTTAATCTTATCATCAATAACAAAGAAACAACTGTCATTGGTGATTATAGGTATGTGAAATCTTTTACCATAATC